ATAAATTTACCATTACCGTCACGGTAAAGTATCTTTAAAGACATAACATACTATTTATTGTACCATATTTTTAAACATTTGTCAAGCATTATTTTAAAAGAAAACATACTGTCCTTTAAACTGTACAGTCACGGTCCAGATTCTTCACTGCTAAGTGCTTGTTTTCTTTATAGTTTACCTGTTTAGAACTATTGGCTATATTAAGTTCTAATTTTACTCTTTTTTGTGTCTGAGAAGGATCTAACAACTCAGTCATCAGCATAGTCCCTCCCCCGCCCCGAAACGGCGTAATGATTCTCATTCGCATTTGATAATGATTCTCATTCGTAAACGCTAATGATTCTCAGTTGCATATAAAGATATCCTTATATTCGCATATCTAAATAGAGACATGTGAGAGTCTAGGAAGGACCATTCAGGGCGTGAATGTAAACCCAGTTAACATCATTGGTCTGCATAGTTGCCACATCTGGCGATGCTATTCAGCATATGAATCTGAATCGTGTTACCCATAGCCTGCGTGAATGTGTTACCGGTAACAGTAACGTTACCCCAAATGTGTTACCCAGTGTTACATTGCACCAAATTAGTGCACGTTTTAGGTAACATTTCAGAATCTGGCACGGCTAAGCTATTGATTTATAAGGAGTTTTCATCGATGGCATGTAGCTTGCAACATATTTGGTAAGGCTGAAGGACAGTCTACCCATGCACCAAAATGGTGCGCTACTGGTAACATGTTACCGATAACGTTCAGGAGAACACGACAATGACACTACCTACCACACGACAGATAACCGATTCCGCTATGGCCTATGGCCGACTCGCTGGTCACATTCGAGCATTCTTGCCAGTGATCAACATTGACGCTCACGGCAACGTTTCAGGTCTTGATGTAATGAAAGATGCCATTGAGATCATCGCCGCAAAACGATCAACAAAGGAGCTACGCGCACATGATGATGCGGACGGCGGGAAGGCTAAATCGGCCCTGAAGGTCCTACGCGTTACACTCAGACGCGAGACCAAAAAGGATATTGAGAAAGGCGGATTAGGTCTCGATATCACGTTCAACATTAAAGACGGGATATGCAATTTCTACATCCACGAGGCAGAGGAGTCAGAAGAAAATGATAAGCGCGACATTCTCACCACACTAGCCCAAAAGCTGGATGCCTCAGAAGTACCGGACAGCGTTCTTGAGATGATCGCTGAAGAAATGCGGAAGCTGTCTATCTAACCCGCTCAACCCGTAGCACTTGCACCCTTTCGGGGGTGCGCTTTTCCGTCCACGGTATAGAACCGTGCTGATGAGTCCTGTGCGGACGAAACGGAATCTAAAACTGGTAACATGTTACCGATTTTCAAGAGGGTAAAAACGATGCAAAAATTCATGATTGGTTTGTTGTCTCTATGTCTAGTGGTGCTGGGACTAACGACGGTTTTGCTTGCACTGGAAGAGGCGAACCAGTCTCTAGTGCTTGCTGGTTGGTTAGTAGCGGCGCTAGGTGCGTTTAGGTTTGCGATGGGAGAGCTTAGCGATGTTTGAACAATGGCAACCTTGGTGGGACGTTGTCCTACTACTAACCACGACAGGCGTAGGCTTTGTGCTGTACGCTCTCACTAACGACGGGGAATAAACGATGAATATACGAAACGAATGTAACTGCGGCGCGACCGCTGAGGTCACCGTAGACGTGGCAGACTTCAACCGATGGAAGGACGACGGCGTTCTAATACAGGATGCCTTCCCACATCTTAACGCTGACGACCGCGAACTGATCATGTCGACGAGACACTTTGGTTTTTGGAAATGTCCGACGTGTTGGGACAAAATGTTTGAGGAGGAATTGAACTAATGGATATACATTGCAGACATTGCGGCGAACCGTGGGATCATGACGAGCTTCATGATGTGGAGGGAGCGTCATACAAGGATGCTGTTCAGTTGTTTGTTAAGCATGGGTGTGGTGCGTTTGGTTTCGAGCCGCCACTACTTACGTGTAAGCACAGCCCTATCTATCCACCTGATATGATGGAGTTGATACGAACAGCGCAGGATATGTCACCGTACCCTGACGAGTGGAGTAGTCCTGATGAGATTGAGTTTATGTTGGAAATGGCGACAGAAATGTTTAAGGACTAGGCTGGTAACATGTTACCGATGTTTTGTACCGAAAATAAATCTGTAAATGGTGTTGACTTATCAAATGTCAATCCCTAATCTATAAAAAAGCGAGGAAAAAGCGATGAAAATCACGACAGCACAGAAGTGGTACGGCGAGGGTAGCGGTATCGTTATCAAAACCGACGACTATCTGATCGACCTGTACTGGTCAACGCGGTTCATGATGGGCACGTTCTACTGTCCACGCACTATTGACGGCGACGGCAAGTCATACGTTCTGGCACTGGGCTGGTTTCGCTGTGAGATCACCGAAGACGATATCAACTATTGGGAGTATATGTAATGAAACTACTTGACACGAGCAAAAAGCTTGGCAACACCAAGGCTCGCAAGACTAACCGCGACGACTCCATACGTATGGCGACGCTGACGATGCACCCTGACGATGTGGTCTGCGCTGGTGCAAAAGCCGCTGGCTGTATGGAGGATTGTCTAGTCGGCGCTGGTTTGGCTGAGGTGTACGAGTCTATCAACCTAGCGCGACAGGCTCGCACTGACTACTGGCACGACGATCAGGAAGCGTTCCTCATACAGCTCAACCACGAACTACGCAACTTCGCCAAGCTATGTGCAAAGCAGGGTGTGCAGGGTGTTGTACGTCTCAACGTCATGAGCGATGTATGCTGGGAAGAGCATATGATCCCGCAGTCGTTCCCTGAATTGCAGTTCTATGACTACACCAAGAAGGCTCGACGGTTCCACGGACAGCGACAGCCTAGTAATTACAAGCTGATGTTCAGCTACAGCGGTAAGCAAACGTACCAGAATCAGGTGCGAAGCTTCCTCAAATCCTACAGCGACGCACCAATGGCAGTCGTGTTCAGAAATAAGAATTTCCCATCGACGTTTATGGGAAGACCTGTGATCAACGGCGACGACTCAGACTGGGTCAACGTCAACAATCGCAGGGTAGTAGTGGGGCTGGTTGCAAAAGGACCAGCGAAGACCAACACCAACGGCTTTGTCGTTGACAACGAAGTAATACCAACCATCAACTTTTAATTGGTAACATGTTACCAGAGGAGATTTACCATGACACATTTCAAAGTACAATCTAAGAAAGCACCTTCACCTATGAACTACCGAGGACGTGGTAGCGCGTGGCGAGATCTGTTCGAGTCAATGAAGCCCGGTCAGTGGTTTACGCTATCAGAAAAAGATAGATGCAAAACAAACGCGGCGGCTGTCAAACATCTGAGGGGTCGATACACTCTTTACAGAATCGAAGACGGTACGTATTGTTTTGTCAAGCTACGATAAACTTGTATCCAGTAATGAAGGAGAAACAACTATGAGTGACTATTTATTAACTGACCGCGACGGTATTGATACTATTCGTCGTAAGATTAACGGGTTGAGAGCTGACATTGGTTACGATGTTATCAACAGTCCTCACAATACTGAGTTCGAGGAGCTGGAAGTATTGCTCAGTGATGCAACAGCGAAGCTGGATGATATCTCTGACCTGCTCAAGGACCGTGTCTATGCATACGATGTAACTGTAACTGTTACAAAGCGTGTGTATGTCATGGGTAGTGACGAGGACGATGCAGAGAATGCTGCTGTTGACTATGCGATGGAGGATCTGTCGCCACCGATTGACTGGAACGAAGATGACGTTTCAGCCATGCGTCAAGAAGATGAAGAGGATACTGACATCTACGATGTGGAGGCGTAACGTGTATTATATTCATACCCCTAAAGATAGTGACGGCGACTGGGTTATCGAGAGAGCAGTCAAGAGACTTTCTGATTACAAACCAAAGTACGACGATGTTATGTACTACGTTCGTAAAAGCAAGAAAGCAACAGAGTGTAAGGTTTATCGCAACGAAGACGGCAAGCTAAAGATTGTTCCGTATCTTGTGTTGCAATTCGATCTAGATGAGTGGGAGGACGACTGATGGACAGCGACAGACTTGATGCGCTCAGTGAGGTTATCGACATGATCGAAGACACTTTGGGCAAGCTAAGCAAGATGGACATTGACTTTGGTTTGACTGAGGCCCAATACTACACGCAGAAGGTTCTTCAACAGGAGTACGAAGACCTCTCTGCCGACTATACCAGCATCGAAAAGGAGTACATCAACTATGAGTATTGATACGTGGTATGTAGTTCAGAAGTTCAACAGAAAAACATGGGAGTGGGAGGAACACGACAGCGATGGTTCCTCTTACAATTCAACACTTGACAACGCCAAGTATTTTTGTAACAGCTTCGCCAAGGACGGCGAAGAGGTACGTGTTATCAAGGAAGAAGTTGTCTATGTTCCTAGGACTTGACAGACGATTAGATCCATGATAAACTCTATCTGTAAAGTCAACAGTAATGTTAAATTTATTAAGGAAATATTGTAATGACTATCTGTAAAGACGACATGATACATGAGCTTGTTGAATATGACTTGGATCATTTGACTATAGGTGAAATCATGAATATGATTGGTACGTTTTTAGCTATAGGCTACGGCGAGCTAGACGATGAAGCATTGCGGGAACGTTACAACACACTAGGAGCAAGTGACCATGCCATTCACTGACACACACCAACCATGTCCAGACTGCGGAAGCAGTGACGGGTTGGCATTCAACGACGACGGATCAAGCAAGTGTTTTGTTTGTGATACGTTTACGCCAGCACCGAAGGACAGCATACGAGAAAACGTACGTGAACTAGGAGCTATCAACGAAGCACCGAAGCCATCGTTCAGTCAGACTGAGCATCGTCTCATCACTGCTGAGTACCGTTCCATCACTGACCGCCTCATCACAGGGACGACAGCGAAGAAGTATTCAGCACTGAAGAGCGGCGAGGTTACGACGTTTGGTTACTTCGATCCTAACGATCCGACCAAGCCCGTTGCTGCCAAGGTACGTAACCCTGACAAACGCTTCAGCATCATTGGTGACTGGAAACACGCAGGACTGTACGGTCAGCACCTGTTTCCCGAAGGCGGTAAGTACGTCACCATTGTTGAGGGCGAGTACGATGCGTTAGCGGCACACCAAATGACAGGCAGTAAGTTTCCTGTTGTCAGTGTACGCAACGGTGCAACGTCGGCGGCAAAGGACTGTCGTCTCTTCTACGATTGGCTGAACAGCTTCGAGACTATTGTTATTTGTTTCGATGCAGACGAGCCGGGACAGAAAGCTTCAAAGGAGTGTGCTGATTTGTTCGGTAACAAGGCGAGGATTGTTAAGCACGTCAACGGTTACAAAGATGCGTGTGATTACCTAGCCAACAACGACTCAGAGATGTACACCAAAGCGTGGTGGTCTGCTCAACCCTACACACCCGAAGGCATCGTTGGTGCTGGTGAGCTACGTGAGCTGATCAAGAAGCCACTCGCCAAGGCGAAGGTACAGTACCCGTTCGACGGACTGAACAAGCACCTGTACGGCATACGTATGGCAGAGCTGGTGACGATCTGTGCAGGCTCTGGTCTGGGTAAGTCAACACTGCTACGTGAGGTAGTCAGTTCGATCATGGCGCAGTCAGATGATAACCTTGGTCTGATGTTCCTTGAGGAGACACCTGAGCGTACCATGCGTGGACTCGTAGGTCTTGAGCTGAACAAACCTATCCACCTGCCAGACTGTGAGTACGACGATCAAGACATTGACCTTGTGTACGATACGATGGACTATGAGAACCGTGTCTATCTGTGGGAACATTTCGGTAGTAACGAGATCGAGAATGTACTGGGCAGGATGCGGTACTTTGTGAAGGTACTGGGCGTTAGGTTCATCGTGCTGGATCACGTATCAATACTGGTGTCCGACCAAAGCAACGGGGATGAACGCCGCGCACTTGACATGATCATGACAAAGCTGCGAACATTTGTGCAGGAGATGAACATCTGTATGTTCCTTGTTAGTCACCTTCGCAGACCAGAAGGCAAGCAGTTGGAGGACGGTGCGGTGACTAGCTTGGGTATGTTACGTGGCTCTGCCTCGATTGCACAGCTCTCTGATGCGGTCATTGGTGCTGAACGTAACAGTCAGGCTGACGATCCAATTGTCAAGAACACGACCGTGCTACGTGTATTGAAGAACCGATACACTGGCAAGACAGGCAAGGCGTGTGAAGTCTTTTACAACGAAGCTACTGGACGACTAACACAGCGTGATGAAGTTGAGGAGAAACCGTTATGATTACTCTTACACCTACTGATGAACAGAAAGAGAAAGCATTAACTGAGGCTGCTGAGATGGGGGCGATACGTAACAGCATTCGTAAAGGTGCTGGTAATGCTGTTGGTTTCTTGGCAGAGATTATGCTGGCTGATTATTTAGGCTGTGAACGTACGCCTTGCAAGGACTATGACTTGACGTGGAACGGTATCACCATTGACGTTAAAACAAAAGAGACAACGGTTCCACCAAAGGACTACTACGATTGCAGCATTGCAGAAACATCACTGCACCAGCAATGTAATAAGTATTTGTTCACTCGTTACATACGTCAAGGTGATCTGTATGTTCTTGGATGGCTTGACAAAGACAAGTATTTTGAGGATGCTAGATTCTTGAAGAAGGGGGAACAGGACGGTGATAATGGATTCATTGTTCGAGCTAACTGCTACAACCTTAGAATAAATCAGTTAGAGGATTTGATGTTGTGAGATGTATAGCGTGTGACGTAGAGCTAACAGACTACGAAGCGACAAGACGGTATGCTATTAGCCAAGAGTTTGTAGACTTGTGCAACAGGTGCTTCGCTGTTACGCTAGACGACGGTGACGTTGTTGATCGTGCTGATCTACGAACACTCGCAGATATAGAGGAGATGATATACCATGAGCAAGATTGGGAATTGGATATTGGAACAGGAACAGTTGACGGAGATGCACCACAAACTTCCTAATCCTAAACAAGATGAACTAAACGAGGCGTACTATGAGTATCTGTTACTTGGATATCGAAACTACTTTGGATCACTCAACGATCTGGTGTGCCGTTACGAAGGTGAAGAAAAACATCCAAGTACACACTACAGCCAGTACTTTGCAGAGGACTTTGTATGAAGCTGAGAAAGTTGTGGGACATAATCTCATCGGATTCGATGTTGGTGTGCTTGACCGTGTTTGGGGTGTACATGTTGATCCTACTAGGGTCGTGG